AACTCGATAAAACAGGTCGTAGATGGATATCTTCACTAATAGTTTTCGGTAGGGAAAAACAGCTGGTGCCATTTAATGCCGCAAAAAGAAAGAAGATACCTGACCGTGATGAATGGCAAAATTATGAGTGGGAAGTAAAAGATAAACTGATGAAAAAATATGGTGGTGGTGCAGATAATATCAAAGAATATGAAGCGGAAGTTAAAAAAGTATTAAATAAAAGGGCAAATGAAATAATTACTGCCTATATTACTTTGTCAAATAATTTGTTGAAAAAACATAAAAAATTAGTAAAGAAAAATCTTTCAACACCATCCAGAAAAGGTTCTTCTTGGTGGAATGAAATTTTGATATATAATGCAAAGATTAAAGAAATATTTGTAATGAGTAGAGCATCTAAAAAAGATTTGGAGTGGGGGGATAGCAAACAAAAAGCCAGTCTTGAAAAACTTATTTCGACTGCAACAGGTGATAACCCAATCACTATTGGAACTCCAGCAAAATATCGTAAGTGGTATACGGATAGAAAAGGAAAGCTTGATGTTTATTAAGGAGTGGAATAAATTATTATGAGAACTCAATTTATGGTTGGAGAATATTATGACTAAAACACAATTGTTGTGTACATTCACCCGAAGAAACAGACTACACGACACAGTTGATGTAATTATTGAGTGTAATGAAATAGTATTTAGCAAAATTTATGTGTTTCAAAATGAAAAAGATTATCATCAGTTAATTTGCACATACAATATAGAGTATTCAGATGATTTCATGGAAAATGTTAAAGATACAATTTCTCTACATAGGAAGAAACAGACAAATACTCTTTATACAATAAATGCACTTAATGAAGTTATCAGATCACTAAACGAAGGTATTCTTGACAAGACATTTTCAGTACCCTGGGAAGAATATAAAAATTCATTACTTCTCACAAATGAAGATGGATTAAATATAATACCGACAAGAATTTATTCAATAATAGATGTTAATACGTGGGATAGAAATTTAGAGGGAAATTAATAGTGGAAACTTTAGCTAAGTTGGTTGCTTTAATTTTGGGTTTGATGGGATTGAGTTCTAAAGCAACATCAATAAAAAAATCCAAAGTTAAGAAAATAGATGTTAAGAAAGAAGAACTTGAGAAACAAGTTAAAAAGGTTGATAAGGAACTGAAACGGGTTAAGAAAGCACAAGCTAAAGCTAAGAACCCTATTAAGAGAAAGAAGATAAAAGACGCTGCTAAGTTTTTGAAGGATTTTGCGAAGAAGAAATGAAGAAACTAATAATTGTTTTAATATTATCATTTGGGTTTTCCCAAACAACTTTAACTAAAGAACAGGCGGATGAACTTGCCAAAAATATACAAGAATTACAAGTTAGAGCCGATTCTCTATCTATTTCAGATAGCTTAAAAACTTTAGAAATAGATTTACTTAATCAGAAGGTTGCATCGTTAGAAGAAGATTTAACTATTACAGAAAAGAAAGCCAAGTTAGTTAAGGCAAGTTGGTATGAGAACAAATGGTTATATTTTGGATACGGGGGAATTTTATCATACGCCTTAGTAACAGCTTTAAATGCACTGGACAACTTTTTTTAATGATTAAAAAAAAATCACGTTTTGGCGTTTTTGGTTTATATATATAATATCAGTCTATAGTAATAGACAACAGTTTTTTGACATTTGAAATTGGCAAAGCAGAAAGGCCGTACACCTTTCTGTGGGGTTGACTGAACAACAGGTTTTGATAAAGGCTTGTAATGTATCCCAATCCTCTATGGTAGAGAATCAGCACCTAAATGTTGGTGTTTTTAGGATGACAGTCCGTGCGGGAGTTTGAGTCAACACTACTTGAGAAAGTAAACCAACTTTTTCGCTTCATTGGGAGTACCCGAAAGGAAATCTCCCTGAGAACTGGCTGAATAAATCTTCTTTGAGGATTAAAGCAATCGGTTAGAAATTGTATTCGCCTCAACGATGTTTAATAGCATTGAGAGAGAATCGAAGTAACTTTCGGAAACGAGATATGAAGTAATCTATCAAAGTGGCTCAATGTGAAATGGTATTTTCACACCCCCAAAAATTTCAAAATTTTAAAGTAGTTCGTTATTTTCAGTCTCCACCATACCACCAGACGTGAAAACGATGAGCTACTTTTTTTTTACAAAAAAACTTGGATGGTTTTAGAATCTGGCTGATATATATTACAGAATGATGGTTACATCATTACTAATTAATAAATGAAATGTATAGGAGAATAAAAAATGGATATTGATGCAATTCGTAAGAAATTAGAACAACTTCAAACAACAAACACCAGAACAACAAATCTTTGGAAACCACAGCCTGGTAAAACTCAAATAAGGATAGTACCTTATAAGTACAATAAATCAATTCCGTTCATTGAGTTATTTTTTCATTATGACTTGGGCGGAAAGAGTTATTTGTCACCTATCAGTTTTGGTCGTCCAGACCCGATTGAAGAGTTCGCAGATAAACTAAAATCTTCCGGAAATAGGGAAGATTGGAGACTTGGTAAAAAGTTAGAAGCCAAGATGAGAACTTTTGCTCCCGTTGTAGTAAAAAGCGAAGAAGGAGAGGGTGTTAAATTCTGGGGTTTTGGTAAGACAGTTTATCAAGAACTTTTAAGTATTATAGCAGACCCTGATTATGGTGATATTAGTGATCCCGTAAATGGTCGTGATGTAGTAGTAGAGTTCAAGACAGCTGAAGAAGTTGGATCTTCATTTCCAAAAACAAATATTCGTGTAAAACCAAATCAAACTCCTGTAACTGAAAATAAGGCAGTATTTGAAAGTATTCTTGAAAATCAAAAGAACATCACAGAAATCTATCAGGAACAGTCTTATGATGAACTTGCAGAAGTTTTACAAAATTGGTTAAGTCCCTCTGATGACGAGACAACTACAAAAGAAAGTGATTCAGCTACAGAAGCCACTTTGGAACAGACAACAACTGTAACAAATGCATCTGAAGCATTTGATGAATTATTTAATAAGTAGGGGGAGTGTAATATGTCAGTCAGAGATGAATTGGCAGATGTTCTCGCTGAAAAGTTAAATAACCAATTCAAAGATTATAAGGTAGCTTATTTTCTAGACGGCTCAGACCCGACTCCAACAGACATTAAGGAATTTGTATCTACAGGTTCTACTGTGTTGGATTTGGCTATTTCAAACAAACCTAACGGTGGAGTTGCAGTTGGCCGAATTACCGAAATCAATGGATTGGAGTCAAGTGGTAAATCTTTGCTCGGTTCTCATATTTTAGCTGAAACACAGAGAAAAGGTGGAGTTGCTGTTTATATTGACACAGAAACTTCCGTCAGTAGAGAATTTCTCGAAGCAATTGGAATCGAAATTCAGAACTTATTGTATCTTCATTTGGAAACAGTTGAAGATGTATTTGAGGCTATTGTAGAAATAGTTGCAAAAGTTCGTGAGTCAGATAAAGATAGACTTGTAACAATTTTGGTTGACAGTTTAGCAGGAGCTTCTACAAAAGGTGAATTAGACGGCGATTTTGATAAAGAAGGTTGGGCGACTGATAAAGCTATTATCACAAGTAAAGCAATGAGAAAGATTACTCAGATGATAGGAAAACAGAGAGTTGCCCTTGTCTTTACAAATCAACTTAGAACCAGACTTGGTGTAATGTTTGGTGATCCGTGGACAACAAGTGGTGGTAAAGCGTTACCATTTCATGCATCCACTCGCATCAGATTAAAAAATCTTGGTCAAATCAAAGATACTAAAAAGAATACTGTTGGGATGAAAATGAGAGCTCAAGTTATAAAAAATAGACTTGGACCTCCAATGAGACATGCCGATTTTAATCTTTACTTTGAGAGTGGACTAGATAATGATGGAAGTTGGTTACAGGTGTTAAAAGACCATAAATTAGTGAAACAAAGTGGAGCATGGTATTCTATGGAAAACCATGAAGGAGAAGAATTAAAGTTTCAGTCTAAGGATTGGTCAGAACAGCTGGAAGACGAGGGATTTAAATCTCATTGTTATGATTTGATTTGCGACAAAGCAATTTTGAAATATGACAAAAACTTTGGAATTGACGAAATTACAATCTCAGAGGAGTCTGATGAGTAATGAACGATATTTATCTATTCTTGAAGAAATAAAGAAACACGGCGGCGATGTAGATGTAGGCAAGCCAAATGATAAGGTATTGATAATAGATGGCCTGAATACTTTTATACGAGTATTCAGTGTTATACCAACTACCAATGATGATGGAGTTCATGTTGGTGGAATAGTTGGTTTTCTCAAATCAATCGGTTACTCTATAAAGATGCTTGGACCCACCCGTTGTATTGTTATTTTTGACGGTAAAGGTGGTTCTACTCGTCGCCGAAAAATTTATCCAGAATATAAGCAAAAACGAAAAACTAAAGTTCGTTTGAATAGATCATATGATTTTAGTTCTATGGAAGACGAACGCCATTCTATGTTAATGCAGTTGAGTAGATGTGTGGAATACCTTGAAAAATTGCCTCTAACAGTCTTGTCGGTAGACAGCGTAGAAGCTGACGATGTTATTGCGTATATTACAGAACAAGTGCTCACAGAGAGTAAGGTTACAATAATGTCTACCGATAAAGATTTTTTACAACTCGTTGATGATCGAGTTTCAGTTTGGAGTCCAACCAAGAAAAAGTTATATACTCCAGAAAGTGTAAAAGAAGAATACGAAATTGCATCGTCTAATTTTATTATGTATAGAGTTTTAGATGGTGATAAGTCGGATAATATTTCTGGGATAAAGGGATTTGGATTAAAAACCATTATTAAAAAATTTCCACTTCTTTTAGAAAACAAAGAGATAGATATAGATGAGTTAAAAGATTATGCAAGAAATAACGAGGTTGTACTTGAAGACGATGTTATAAATAGAAATTATAAATTAATGCAACTGAAAGAAGTTGATATATCAGCCAATGCAAAACTAAAAATTAGCACAAATGTTAATAAATCAATACCACCAACTGCCAAGATGCAATTTGAAAAAATGTTTATCGAGGATAGATTATTTTCTACATTTCCAAATCTTAATAGTTGGTTATTGACAACTTGGACTCAGTTGAATAGATACGCTGAAATGACAAATGGGTAGAAAACGAAAATATTTTACAGAAGAAGAACAACAAGATGCTCAAAGGAGATGGCAGATGGAGCATTATGAACGCAACAAAGAAAAAATTCTGAGGAAAGC